AAAGTAGAAGATGCGGTTTGATAATACACATAAGTGGTACCGCCACTTGCCCCGGCTGCGGCAGACGCACTTGCGGAAATTATTAAATTATTTGGAACATTTTGCGCGGGACCAAACCAAGTCGTGACAGCGCCAGACCCGCCTCCATTAGTGCCAGCATTACCCCCAGCACCACCGCCAATTAGCATCATATAAATTTGGCTAACCCCAACAGGTTTTACCCAGCTTCTTTGGCTTCCATCGCCGTAGAAAAACTGCACATCAGCATTGCTGTTGCGAAACTGTTGTTGGGTTTGCCGAACGAACATTATTTTCCCCACCAATAAGGAACGGGGGAATTATCGTCAACGCAGGTGTATTCCACGGCAACACCGTCACCAATCTGCGTCCCATCTTCTTTGAACAGGCCAATGTGGTTTCCGTTCGCATCCAAATGGTCATAACCAAATGAACCATCTACAAATTGAACTTTGAACCACGTATCCGTTTCTCTCCACATATTAATAATCCCCCGCAACTGTTACAACGGAATAACCCGTACCCGAGGAACCCGTTGACGTACCAAAAGTTACATACAGAAGATAGTTGGCGTTTAAAGCAAAGTTAAGCGGAAGCTCAAATACGCTGGATGCGGCAGTTTGGGAAACCGTAACGGCTGGGAGCGTAATTTCGTCATACAACCATGTGTTGGTTGCACTGGTTGAAGAACTGGACGAAATAAATACGCGGCAGACCGTTGCGGCTGGGGAACCGACCGGGCGGAATCTGATCTTTTGAAGGAAAGATCCGTTAGCGCCAGCGGTAAATGCTTTGTACAGCGTACCAGATCCGTCCTGAGCCGTGTTAGCGGTAGGACCGACAACAAGACCTGAGTTGTCCGACGCAACAGATTCAACGTGACCTGCGATGGAGAAAATTGGTGCGGTATTAGCGGCCATTGTAGTGTCCTCTTATGGCAAGATATAGTTGGTGGATATAGCCCTTGATAGGCCAATTGAAGTTGATGATCCAGTAGCAGCGATTGTAATGGAACCAGACCCGTTAGTAACGGAAATGCCAGTACCAGCGGTAATTGTTGCAAGTGTATATGTTGACCCGTTACCAACCAGTAATTGACCATTTGTAGGGGCGGTTGAAAGTTGCGTACCGCCCGCCGCCACAGGCAATGTACCTGCGGTTAGTGCGGAGGAAGATGTGCTGTAAATAGCATTATTTGCGGCGGTAAATGTGGTTAATCCCGTACCGCCGTTAGTTGTCGCTAATGTACCCGCAACCGTTACTGCGCCCTGAGTCGCGGAAGACGGCGTTAAACCCGTTGTTCCAAAGTTAATAGACGTGACAGCCACAGATGTTGCGGCTGACCAAGAAGGCGCGGCCCCCGTATTACCGATCAATACCTGACCAGTCGTACCAGCAGCGGTTACTCCCAATGCGCTTGTCGTATTGCCGTAGATAACGCCGTTAGCGGTAAAAGTCGTAGCGCCCGTACCACCGTTACCAACTGTTAACGCATTGGTTAAGTTTAATGTGCTAATTGTAACTGCGCCAGTAGATACGTTTCCAATAGAAATTGTACCCGTACCCTTGGCGTTAATAGTTAAGTTTTCGTTTGCACCGGATGATGTAACCGATAAAGCAAGACCGTTACCAACAGCGGCGGATTTTACGTTAAACCCGGTAACAGCCGATGCGGTTGAAGCATCTACGTTAAAAGATGGGTTGGTTGCGCCAGATGGACCAACCGCTAAAGCGTTAGATGATGTTGATGTAACGGTTAGCGTACCGATACTTGGAGTGCTGGACCAAGCTGGGGCAACACCAACACCGCCAGAAACCAACACCGAACCTGTAGCTACATCCGCCAATTTAGAAAGCGTTGTAGCGCCGGAAGCATAAAGTAAATCGCCCGTTGTATAGGACGTAATGTTCGTACCGCCACTTGCAACAGGAACAACGCCGGAAAGGGTTGCAAGCGTAACGGTTGTCCAAGAAGGGGCAGCGGAAGCGCCGCCAGAAGTTAGGAATTGACCAGATGTGCCATATGTTCCAGCGCCAATACCAAATTGACCAGCGGGGCCGAATCGGAAAGCTTCCGTTGATGAGTTACTGCCCGTAGCGGTTGTGAACACAGACGCATACGTTCCCTGCGCCGTATCCGTGAAGTTTTCCGCTGCCGTTATATCAAAACGACCTGTAGATGCGGCGCCAAAACCAGTTGCACCATAACCGCGACCAGTAAACTGGGCAATTGTATCGCCAGATTGCGATGCTGTTGGAGATGCGGCAGTTCCACGGGCGGAACGTGCTGTATATACACCATAAGCACCTGTGCCGTATGCGTCCTGCGTAATACGGGTATTGGCGGCATTAGCGCCCATAATATATATGTCAGTACCCGCTGGTAGGCCCGTTGTTGGGGGCGTAGCGGTTTGACTATTTGATAAAACTGTTAATGTTGTATTTGGAGCAACGGTATTTAAACCAAGGCGGAAATTGGTGTTATCCCAGAAAAACTTTGAGTTATTTTGAGAATAGACACCTGAAGCGCCCGAAAATACAACCGAACCCGCAGTAAACGTTGTTGTTGTACCCGTTCCGCCATTTGTAACGCCCAACGTTCCAGTTACGCCCGTAGTTAATGGAAGACCAGTTGCATTGGTCAAAACAGCGGCAGATGGCGTACCAAGGGCGGGGGTAACAAGCGTTGGAGACGTTGAAAGAACAACAGATCCTGTGCCAGTTGAGGTTGTGACGCCCGTACCGCCAGCAAGAACAGGAAGTGTACCCGCCGTTAATGCGGATGCGGATGTTGAATAAATAGCGTTATTTGCCGCCGTAAAGGTCGTAAGGTTAGTCCCACCATTGGCGGTTGGTAATGTTCCGGTTACGCCCGCTGTAAGAGATACTTGACCAAACGAAGCTGCGGCGGATGAACCGTTGGAAAGAAGCGCATACCCAGTTGTTGCAGATGGGGAAATCTGACCAACAGAGGACGTGCTTGGGGCATATAACAATCCATACGCGGTTAGCGTAGTTAAACCTGTTCCACCATTTCCAACGCCAACCGTTCCAAGGCCAATTGTATTACCCGTTTTGGTAATAGGGGCAGAAACTTGAATGTTGCCGGAAGAAGAAATTTGCGACCAAACCAATGCGGTTGAACCAACGGTAATTGTACCAGTCGTCGTCATGGTCCAAGAAGTTGCGCCGTTTGTCGTGCCATTGCTGACGTAAACAGCAGCGCCAGTTTCAATGAAATTAGGCCCTGTTCCAACTGCGTTAAAATCGGTAGAACGGGTTAATACCCAGTTAGTTGAACCAGAACCTTGGTTTGTAACGACATAAATACCGTTTTGCAAACCACTTGATTGGTTTTTAACCAAAACGCGGGTCGAATTAGTAACGTCAGTCGCGGTAAATGTATAACCATCAATGGTTAACGCTGCCTGAGTACCCGCATTGGTAATTGTAGCGCCAACACCTGCTGTACCATTATTGTATGTTACCGTACCAAGGTCTGCGGTAGTCGCATAACCAGAGGCGGTGTGATACGTCGTATTGGCAACCGTTGAAACTGTGTTGTCGACATATTGTTTTGTCGAAGCTTGCAAGGCGGACGTTGGGTCCTGCGTCAAAGTAAGCGTTGTCAAACCAGAAATTGTAGAAGTACTGCCGCCAAGGGATATTGCGGTAGAACCAATCGTAATGGAGGAATTGGTCAACCCAGCATTTGGAATAGTAGAAACAGCGGTAAACGCACTTGTTCCGTTACCAACAAGATAGCCCGTTAAGGTTGTAGCCCCAGTACCACCATTGGAAACAGGAAGCGTACCCGTTACGCCAGTTGTTAAAGGTAATCCCGTAGCATTTGTCAAAACCGCAGCAGATGGGGTTCCAAGGGCTGGCGTTACAAGCGTTGGCGAATTTGACAACACTACTGAACCAGTACCCGTAGAGGTTGTAACCCCAGTTCCCCCCGCCGTTACAGGCAACGTGCCGGATGTTAAAGCTGACGTAGAGGTGGCATATAATGCACCTCCAGACGTAAATGATGTTAAGCCAGTACCGCCATTTGCGGTACCCAACGTCCCACTTACATGCGTAGTAAGACCAATTTTACCCCAAGACGGAGCAACACCGACTCCGCCAGAAATAAGTGCATTGCCAGTAGCCACGTCATTAAGACGGGCCAAGGTGGAAGATGATGAAGCATAAAGCAAATCACCTGTCGTATACGACCCATAACCCGTACCGCCCTGTGTTTCCGCCAGTGGTGTGGTTAGCCCCGTTATACTTGTAATGTCGCTATTCGCGCCAGAAGAGGCTACACCAAGAGCCGTTCTTGCCCCCGGAGCAGTTGTTGCGCCTGTACCACCATACCCAATAGAAATAGCGGTTCCATTCCACGTACCAGTAGCAATCGTTGCTAAATTGGTTGTTCCATTGGCGGTGAGGTTTGTAAAAGAACCAGAACTTGGAGTTGATGCGCCAATTGTCGTCTGGTTAATTGAACCGCCCGTAATTGCAACGGAGTTCGCATTTTGCGTCGCCATTGTTCCAAGGCCAGTGACCTGACCCGATGGAATCAAAATGTTAACATTTGACGCGGAAGTAATTTGACCTTGGGCATTGACGGTAAATTGAGGAACAACCGATGCGGAACCATAAGTTCCCGCCGTAACGCCCGTGCTGGAAATTGCAATGGTACCGGAGGTTGTAATCGTACCGCCGGACAAACCCGTTCCCGCCGTAATTGATGTAACACTACCACCACCAAATCCCTGTGCTTTAACGTAGGCAGTCGTTGCTAACGTCGTGCTTGAATCGCTGGTTGCAGGAGTTGGAGCCGTAGGAACCCCAGTAAATGCGGGGGAAGCTAACGGTGCCGCCCCCAATAGACTCATTGTCTGAGCTACAGTTAAATCTGTTGGGGCAGAAGAAACCCCCGTATTGTTGCCTTTGATGGTATTGGCGGGCATGTTCGCTAAGTAAGAATTGGATAGCGAACCCGTTGGCAATCCAATTGTCCCCGTAGACGTAATCGTCCCACCGGAAAGCGGAGATTGCACCGTAATAGATGTAATACCATTATTTGGGTAAGTTTGTTGGGTATATTGCGCGATTTGCCCTACCGTAAGGTAAACGGTCGTCCCGTTTTGCACCGCAGGAATTTGATTGTTTGCGGTCGCCGCTGTAGTTGATGGCAGGTTTGAAATGGAAATATTTGACATTTACGCACCTGTTTGAACGATTTGTGTATATTGCGGCGGAATACCAACGGACGCAGTTACTATACGTGTATTTGGACCCAAAAGTCCACCTGAAGGTATAGCAGAATTAGCTTGATATGTAAAAGAAACCGCCGATAAAACGGTTACACTGTACATACCCATAGCGTTGTTGTTTGTTGTCCCCGTAACCGATATTTGGCTGCCAGTTGAGAGGTTATTTGCGGCGGATGTCGTCACGGTAACGGTAGTGGAACCATCAGCGGTAATTGATAGCACGGGTAATAGAATATCGTATTGCGTCTGGTTGATTAACGGCATTAACGCATTAGGATCAAGATCTGCGGGCTTGCCAATGGGCTGCGCGGTTAAAGTTTGCCCATCTTCCGTAATCAGATCAACATTATTGGGGACGGGAATGCCAGTGGCGGTGTTAATGGTAAAGCCGGGTTCCGCCAAATTGCTTGTATTGTAGTAATCATACGAATCAGGACGGGCATTCATAATTGGAATCGGGTCTTGACTGACCATAATTGGTTTTAACTGAGCCTGAGGCTTGTCATAGCATTTTTCGCACACCAAAAATCGCAGGTTCTGCAATTGCGGACCACGGTAATCAAATTGAAAACGCAGGGTCTTATGGTTGTAAATAAACCCGCAACGGTCGCACCGCCCCCATGCGGAGGGGGAGTTAGGATTCGCATATGCATGGCCGTGGGGACGATAAGCCATTAGTGCAAAGCCTCCATCCGCCTTTGTGCATGAGTTTCACGAAGAGCAGCAGTAATTTTGGCTTGATGTTCTGGGGTACGTGGTTTCTTTTTGCCTTTATGGGCAGCAGATATTTTGGCCCGCCATTCAGGTGTTTTGCGTTTACCTTTTTGGACAGCAGACATTTTTGCGCGATATTCGGGGGTCGTGTTTGTTTTTTGAGCCGTTTTTCTCATTTGTTCCCGTCTTTCTGCGGAAACAATTTTGCCCTTTTTTTGTTCAGAAAGTAAACGTTTAGTTTCTTCTGTGTGCTTAATACCTTTTGCACCTTCTCCGCCAGCGGCCAAATTGTATTCAGGTTTTAATTCAGCAATAAGTCGAATTTCTGCTGCTATCATGTCATCAATATTTGCATGGATTTCTAATATTTCCCATGAAAAAGCGTCTTCACCATATTTGCGAATTGCTGCATGAAACTTAGGGCAACTTCCGCCATTTGAAAATTTGGCCCTTGCCTTAGAATAATGATTGGATTTACGATATGACAAACCACGGGATGTAACGCCAATATAGCGGTTCCCGTTTACAATGTTTGTCGCTACGTAAACTATGTAAGCCATTGTTAAGAAACCCTAAAATATCCCGCTAATCCAGGCATAATATAAAGTGGGACGTTTTCCGTATCCTGCGTAGCGGCTATCGTATACGCCTGTTCCGCCTTAGCTTCCAATAATTGGAGCCTGTCAGGGGCATAAATAGCGGATAACCGTGCCGCTAATCCAGAGGCCATCGCATCCAGCCAACGATACGGAATGTCAACCGTTTGGCCGCCCGTTAGATTTGCATCTTGGATCTGATGAACCCTGTAATAGTTTAACGTATAGTAACCAGTCTGGTCTGGAACAGGCCAAACGGTGATCGTTGGGCTAATTAAACGGTCAAACCAGAACACTGTTGGCGGCGATTGAAGCAATTTATTTGGCGTTTGGGAGTATTCTGTGCGCGAAATAGGCATAATAACGCGGTCAAACTGCGAAGAAGTGCCGCTATTGTATCGAATAAACGCATCCAAAACCATAACTGTTGGACGTGCATCGCCCGTAACAGTACCCGCCACAGTCAAGCTACCCGTTGTGGAATTTGCATAAGACACAGTCGTAGATGTAGATGCGGTAACAACATACGTACCATTGTACCCAGTAGGGGTCATGCCCGCCACAGTAATTGGAGAGCCAACGGGATACGTATTGGTACTGCTATAAGTAAGAGTAGCGGTTGTACCAGTGCCGGAAATGGCGGTAATATTATCTATAGGGGCCGCCGAATAGGTTGTTACGCCTTGAACAAGAGGTACGGATATAAGATCCACTTCCCACAGATTGACGCCTTGGTTAGCCCAAGACGCCAACATAAGGTTGGTTTCCATCGTAGCGTCTGCAAAATGCTCTTGCAGAAGCGAAGTACGGCGGATTCCGCAACGCGAAAACGCATTGAGGACTAACTCACCTAAGCTGGGTTGGAAGTTGTACGTACCCGAACTGGTCATTTGCTATCCTTAGAAGATAGTACCGTCGTTTGCTATTAAAACACCGCCAATATTGATGCTCACAACTGCCGCCGCCGCAGCGCTTGATGCAATTTGGAAGCGCAAATCGGTTTTTTCCGCATAAGCAAATGGGAAATGGCGTTGTACTTCATATGTTGTGTTGAATGGTGTAGTTACAATTAGCTTTTGAACGCCTGACGATGAATTGGTAATTGCCCGATACGTTGTATAGTTTGCGCTGTTTCCGTTGAACGAAGAATAAGCGCCATAACGATAACCGTAAAATGTGTAACCTGCGGGAACCGTATATACAGCCTGTTGAGATGCGCCAAGGCTTGATGTTGTTCCGTTAAATACGCCCGTATTGATCTGGGCATACGTTACACCGCCGTTGATTAGTGTTATGACACCGGATGGATTAGTCGTACTTCCAACGGAAACAAACATATTATTGATGCGGAAATACTGGTTTACCGTTGGCACATTGGTTGTGCCATTTAAAACAAGATTTTCGGTAAGCACATTGTAATTAGCATCCAAACCAACAATGGTAATCGTTGCGGTATCGGTATTCACCGTACTAACAAGGTTCATTGTCACAGCGGAAGACGGAAACACATATTCTGTTGATCCCATATTCTCCCAAACGGTGCGAAATAACCCAGCCGTTGCGGGGGTCGTGCCATAACCAAAAATATTGGTGGGCGTATGGCCCGTAATTTGATTGCGGGAAACCTGCAACTCAAATGGTTCATAATAACCACGTTTAGTGACGGAATCGTTAATTACAAAAGCTTGGCTGGTCATAATTATTTACCTTTTTTACGTGCAACTGCTGCATTATCCACCAAATTTGGATAAGGACGGCCAGCCGCCCTTGCATGTGCTTTTGCGGTTGATTTTTGTTTTGCGGTGAGGTGTTTATGATGAGCATCTTTCTCAGCGGGATGCTCCCAAAAAGGTGTCTTAGCCATTATTTCCTCACCAAAAGAATAAGAATTATGCCGGAAAGGGCAACATTAACAATTTCACCAAATGATAAACCTACAACCATTTTAGCAACCCCATTTCCGAAGCGACTTATTGATCCGGCTTTCTGGATCATGCGCGTTTTTGTGATTTGTCAGTTTGGAACGCATCCCTTCCATCCGCGCACAGAATGACTTATGGCGGGAATTATGCGTATCTTTGGTGGGGGCTTTCAATGTGCCGCCCGTTTCAGAATGATACGAAGAACGACCCTTAGCGTTTAACCCGCCAGAGGGTGATTTACCTTCAGATCTTGTCCATGCAGCAGTCATAAAAACCTCCGAAGAAAGAAGGGGGCCGCAGCCCCCCTCAATTAGTGCATTTTCTTCAACGTCTGAGCCAGTCTGGCGCGTTTAGCAAGAGTAGGGTTATCGCTATGCGCCGCTTTAGCTAACTTTTTGGCGGGGATTTTCTCCCCAGCCGGGACGTGAAGCTGCCGATGAAGCGCACCGGGATGCTTGATAGCACCCTGAATCCACTTCGTAGCACCGCCATCAGCATGATGCTGACGGCTTACGACTCCCCCGGCTCCACCATGCGGCCAGCAGGGGTCTTAACCTTGTTGGCTGCGGAGAAAGGACGCATCTCAGCGCCGCCAACTGCACCACCCGACTTACGGGCAGGGCGGTCAAGACGGTGATGAGCATGGTGACCATGCATTTCAAGGTGCTTATGCGCCTTGTGAGTGCGGCCACCGCGTTTACGGGCTGCATGCTTTTCCTTGGCTTCGTGTACCGTAGGAGAATTTGCACCTGCGTAAACGTCATGTGGGGTTTCGTCTTTGTCTACTTGACCATGCATTGGCGATTCGACAGCGCCGCCCTTTTTGTGGGCAGCACGTTTCATCGTATGCATAGAATGCTTCTTAACCATGTGATGAGCATGACCGCCATGAGCATGGTGACCATGATGTTCAGAATGATGCTTCATGGGTTACTCCTTAAAAGTTGTAATACTGGGTTAAACCAAACAAGCCAGTTGCAGACTGAACATTGTAGGCTTGCGGAATCTGGCGGAATGAATACTTGTTCGTGCCAGTGGAAGGCGTAAGATTGACACCCGACGCATTTGCAAGGTCAATCGTGCCACGGACATCGCCCGTTGTTGCGGACGGTGTAGTACGGTCAGCAGGTAAGAAGCCGTTTGCAGCAAAACCCGTGTTAACACTCAAAGCAGTCTGAGAGTTACCAGAATTTACTACAACTTCAGCAGCCGTATCCGAACGAACAGGAAGGCCAACAATTGCGGTTGTACCAACGGAATAGGCATGTGTAGCATCAGCAGCGTTAAGAACAACACTCTTGATGTACTTAAATGCTTTCTTACCGTTAACAGCGTTACCTGCCGAAATCGTAATGTTTTCCGACATTGGATATCCGTAGACATCGTAGCCGTTAACAGTCGCGGTTGTAGCAGTAGCACTTGCTGCCGCAGTAACACTTACTGCGCGGCCAACCATAGCCATTGGATTCCACAACCAGATTGAAGGAGTCTGGATGTTTGTTGGAATAGCGCACTGTTGCACGTTTGGATAAGCCAAAGTGACCGTTCCAGACGTGAAAGTCACGTTCTGACTAAGCTGATAAGTACCAGTTTGTCCGTTACCAACCGTTGATGAAGTTCCGGTCGTGGTCAATTGGGAGCCAATATACACACCAGAAGATGCACCAAGAGTTCCGCCTGTTACCGTCGTAGACGATGAAAGGAGAACCATGCCGGGTCCGATTGGCATGCCGCTGTTTGCCGTAACCGTCAGAACGCCGTTCGTTGCCGAAGCGGTGACTGAAGCGTAAGCATCAAGAGCAAGAACCGTATCCGTAACGCCCGTATCCGAACGAACAAAGTTCGTTGAATAATAGACGCCAGTGGTCGCGGAGTTAGTGGAAACAAGCGTAAGAGTTGCGCTTGTTGCGTTTGCAGAGGCAACAATTGCTGCCGCTGCGTTTGTGTATGGGACGCCAGTGAACGAAACAATGTCACTGAAGCCGTACCACCCAAAATCCTGCGCTGCCTGTGACTCACCGGGAATGTAAGTAAAAGGAGTGCGCGGATCAAGGATGCCGCCCCCCGCATAAAATAGCGAAGAGCCTAAGTCAGGATTATATTCTGATCCCGTATAGGGCGATTGCCCAAATACAATAATTGGACCGGAGAATGCGGTATCAGCCATAGTGCCTTCTCCTTACGATGTTGGGAACGAACCGTAGATAGAACGCCAGTTGTAATAGCCCAGAGAATAACGCTCATAGCCCTTAACAAGAAGGTTGTCTGTCGTGAAATCGACTTGCATGTCCATTTCGAATGGAATGCGCTCCATATATACCAGACCCTTAATGTTCGTTAAGAGGAACCAAGCATAGTTGGAGGTCAAGAAGTCCATGACCATATAGCCTTCTGGCAGACCGCCACCCGTAAAGAGGATCGCGTTGGTGTCGTTATCTGCCGTACCCGGACGAAGCTGCGTTTTCGTAAGACGAATAGCAACTGGTTCAAGTGAAGGAGGAACGATCAACTTACGACCACGGGCGAAGATCTTGATGCCAGCGATATCACGGAAGTTCTGGCGGATAGAAACCATTGCGTTAAGCAAGGTTGCTTCGTTCAGATCGACCTGTACAGTTGGGGTATTAGCAATCGTCAGACCGCCATCGATAGGATGCGACGTGGAGCAAAGCGCCACACCGTCAGCGCCGATGGATGCATTGTACGTGGTTGCCGTGTTAAGCACGTTAGCCGCGTAAATTTCTTTGGTCTGATGGAAAGATCCAGTAAGGCCAAGGTTAGTTGGCTTGAACTGAGCCTTGTAGAGGTTGTCGTCGATAGCCTTACGGGTGATTGCGTAGCCAAGTGCAATTTCGTTATGCTCTTGGTTGTACACGTAACGCTCACCAGCAGCGTTATCGAACTGAGTGTTACCACCTTCTTGCTTCAACTGAGCAAGACCAAGGTAACGCATTTCAGCGGTGCGTTCCAAAGCCATGTTCGACTTGGTGATTTCGAACACCTTGTCGTACTGGGATGGAATCTGAGAATATTTACCTTCAACCCCACGGAGGCCGGGGAGGAGAAGGTCACGAATCTGACTGAGATTAATAGCCATTTGAACTTACTCCTATTACGACCCAGCCGTCAGGCGGAAGGACTGGTTGTTAAAAGCAACGATGATACGATTGTATGCGGAGGTCGTATCCGTGCCGTTTGCGCCCGGAGGTGCAGTGATGAGCGAAAGAATACGGAAAGCATACGTCGTAGACGTGCTGATGTTGGCTTGGTTAGCATATGCAGTCGATTGACCAGTAAGAAGCTGATAAGCGGCTGGCGATGCAGGTGAGTTACCAGCGTAGTCAATGTTTGAGTTGACCTGAGCCTGAGTAACCGCTGCGGAACCAGAAGACTGAACGTTAAACGTAGCTTGTGGGTCTGCAATGACGTAAGCCGTAATAACCGTTCCGGTTGGAACAGTTGTGCTGGCGGGCCAATATGGCGACCAAGTTACTTTGTTAACGGACGAATTGTAAAATTCGCAGCCGATGAAGACACCAAGAACGGCAGTCGTGCCGCCAGCGCCAGCGATAATATAACCGCCAGAAATCTGTACGGGGTCACCAGAGAAGATGTTTGAAGAATAGCCGGATTGAATCTGATACGCCGACTGTCCAAGGGAACCAGTACGTCCGTCCAAAAATCCTGCAAGTACGAAACCATTGGGCGCAGAAGTGTTCGCCATAGGTCGCTCCTTTTCAGTAGGATAAAATCAGACAGCGCGTCTTAATTTATCCAACATGGGGAAGCCCACTACGGCGCGTAATGGAGTTATAACTTTTCCTATAACACTGTAATAAATACTATGCAATAGGGAAAAGGGGGCCGAAGCCCCCTTTTTTATTAAGTACGCGGAACCTGCATTGGTTCATAAGACTTACGGACGCCCGTTTGCTTGCGGTCACGCTCAAAAGTACCCGCTGGAGCAATGCCCAACGCCTTTTCCTTTTGGTTAACCAATTCACGGGCGGTAGAAAGTTCCCGATCCTGAGCAATTGCGGTGATTTCTTTAGGACGTTCCATAAGAATCATGCCTTTTTTGCGGATTGCACCGTTGTGACCGATAGGCATCATGTCCGGATGACGGCGGGTATCCACTGGTTCCCAACCGCCAGACCGCATTTCAAGCATATTCTGTTCATCTGTCATGCCCGCGATGGATTCCCGTTTCCAATTGTAATCCCAACCTTCTGGAATTTTACGTGGATCAATGTAAAACTCATCATACATTGATGGGTCCATTGAATCGTCGTTCATTCTGGCCCGCAACTCTTCAGCACGAAGCGCAGCTTCACGTAAACCACGGGTAACTGGGGCTACACTCAACTCTGGGGCATCATTTTGGCGTAATTCGGTCATGTTTTCTTCCATTTGCTCTGTAATTGGGGTTCTTGGGGGCCGTCCGGGGCCACGTTTAATTGAATCTGACATGGATTACCTCACAACATATTCTTTTGTTGGTAATACAACTTTGCTTCAAGGTATTCTTCGTCACTCATGTCAATGTCACGGGCCGCTTGGCGTTCCGCAGGGGACAAAGTCATGGTAACTTGCTGTCCAGAACGGAAAGTTTGCGCTGAATTGGTCCGCGAAACAGGTGCAGCCGCCATAGCTTGGCGTTGACGGGGTTGTTGTGCAGTTTGTTGTACAGGTTCGCCACCATAAACCTTGCTTTCAATGTGTGCAAAGTACTCTGGGGTATCTAACTGAATGTTTAACGCATCCGCTTCCCAATGTGCGGCGGTCATAAGTTTTGTTTTGACCGGATCAGACAATACATCGCGGTGAGAACGCAACCAAGCTTGTGAAGTTGGGCTTTTTACCGATTGAATTTGTACTTCAATTGGATCGGTTGGCTGTTGTTCGTACCGCGGTTGCGGTTGTTGACGTTGCTGTTGAAGCATTTGGCGTTCGTAAGCTAATTTTTCCTCAACCGCTTCTTTACCTTGTGCTAATTGCATCAGTCTGGACTCAGTTTGAGCCATTTGACGCTGTATTTTAGCGGCTTTTGCGTAATCACCTTCCGCCAAAGTATTAGCATAATCACGTTCCAACATTTCCGCATCGCGTTCAAAACTGGCAATCGCATTAACAAATGCTGTTAATTGATTGTCCTGCGCTTGAACTTGATATGTTTTAATTTCTTGCTGGGCTTGTTGTGCATATCTTTCCGCCTCAATTTTTTGACGGCGTATTTCTTCAGCTTCACGTTGTTTTTCGTTAAGTTGACGTTTTAAAAGTTCAACACCATTGTCTTCTTTTGGTGTTTCAACTTGTTTTTCAGGTTCTTTTTCAATGCTACCAAGGTCAAAATCCGCAATTTGCGGCATATTTGGTGCGGTAACTGTAATTTCAGCAGCTTCTAATTTTGACATTTATACCTCCTCAAAACGCCATATCTGGCTCTGGGATGACCATTTTAATCTGGACATCTTGAATAACGTGGCAAAGAACACCGTTAATGTTCAATTTCCAACCGTCAGATGAACGAAGAACAATCCAATCGCCTTCATTTACATCTTGTCCAGCAAAAGCGGTTTTGTCGTCATCCACAAACGCAATTGGACCTTTTTTCAGCACAAGAACAACCTTGCCCTGATATTCGTCTTCTTTGCGGATACCGTCTGAGAGGTAAAGGCCGGAGGCCGTGCGTTCTGGCCGTTTATATACAGCGCAGAGAATGTTGTTGTGCATTACCTTAATTTTGGAAATGTCACCTATAGCGTTTTTTAACTCCGCTGCGGGGTCAGCCGCATGGAGCATCTTCATAGTCGCAGTCTTCATCGTTTATCTCGCTTTTCTATCAATGCCGACGATGTCATCCATCGTCTCTTTCGCCCAGATAAGTGCGTCGGATAGTCCTTTTAAATATCCAACGCGGTTCTTATAGTCCTCATAGTTTTGAGAGAAACCGTTCAGAATGCTCTCTGATTGTTTCTCCCTTTCTTCTTCAATGCGCTCCTCTAATTTTCGGTAGAGTAGCAAGTCAAGTCCAGCCATAAGACTCCTTATTCAGTTCCGTTTGCTGTAGGCCATTTTTTCTTTTCCAAACGACCAAGACCAGACCCGGAACCGTAATCTTTTTCTTGATATTTTGGCATTCCTTGACCTACGCGACCGCCGGATTTGCGGGGCATAGGAGGACCACCAGCGCCGCCACGGGCAGCAAGAGCCGCCATTAGCTGCGGAGGAAGTTGTGGTGCGCCACCTGCTGGAGGCATTCCGCCGCCCGGAGGCATTGGAGGCATTTGTGGCGGCATAGGAGGCATCATTGGTGGGACAGGAGGCTGACCCATTCCAACACCAGCGCCCAATACGCCTTGGCCCTGTCCGCCAGATTGCGGAGAAATGATGATGTTGACATTGGTTTTACCCTTTGTACGTCCACCAGTTGCACGGTGTGCGCGTTCAGCCATGCCACCACTGCACATTTTGCATGAGCAATCCGCGTGATGCATGGTGCGGCCACCTTCAGCTTTGAATGCTTTAGGTTTAAGAATTTTGTGCATTAACTTCTTGTCTTCCGCTTCATCTGTATGTTTTGCGGCTCCACCTTTTTTCATAGGCGACAATAAGCCAACGTTAGCTTTAACGTTTTTATTAATGCCGTATTCTTTAGGAGGCGCGGAAGGGAGGCCTTCTTTTTTCTTGCGGGAAGCTAAAGCGCCAACAACTTTTTTACGTTCTGCTGGCGTAGCGCCAATAATACCACCACGGGCATGATGGATACGGCCACCGTGCTTATCGCCATATCCCGGCGAACCCGGATCACCTTCTTCTGGAGGTATATAAGGCATTGGTTTTTTAGCAGAACCACTATAGGGAAGATTTAACGCACCATCTCCACGGCCCGGCATACCGCGCTGTAAAGGATAACCAGCCGCTGGATTGCGGTTAAATTGGCCCACGTTCGTTGCAATTTGAGGCCGAACAGGGTTTAAATTTTTAGGACGCGCCGTTGGCATTGGAATTTGCTGTGGCGGGATGTTATCGGAAATATCTTCCGTATTCATCATGCGGCCAACGCGATTGACCCCATCAAGACCAGAATGATGTTCCCGGCCTTTACGGGCAGATTTGCCAAGGTTTTTGGCGGCATGCTTGCCCACAACATGGGCTACTTTACCGCCACGTTTAAACCGGGATGGCGTAATAGGCATTTTGCCAGCATTACCGCTGTTCAATCCTTCAAAAGGGGAACCGCCACGCTCATCCGTAAATGATTTGCTGCCGTCGTCTAATTTAAGGCCCATGCGCTGCATTTTTGCGGCGGATGCTGCTTTTGCTTCTTTCTTGTGATCACTCATTTTATACTCCTGCTGCGTCCAGCATTAAACGTTAGGATTTCTAACTAAATTTTGGATATCCGGTTTAATAAACTGTTCCGCCGTAGAAGCACTCTCCGGATGAACTGCAATTTCACGGGCCAGTTGCAACATGGCAATCCGCTCTTTGCTTTCTCTGTCAGCCGCATGGTTCTGGGCATCAGCCTGTGCGTCAACAGCTTTTACTTTAACTTCCGCCATTTTGGCTTGCGAGTCAACCATTTTAGCTTGAGCCAACATCAATGCTGGGTCAGGTGGTGGTGGTCCGGGAGGTGTTGGAGGCACAAACAAGTCCATAGCATCTTCAATACCAAGCATTGTAAGAATGCGCTCATCAACTTTGCGCGGGTCGTAAAGATTGGGATTAGCTTGCTGCAATTGTTTAATTGCCATAGCTTTTTGAATCCGAACCGAATGTGATGGCGTATTAGGGTCAGCAACAGGGACAAGATTAATATTGTCCAAAGCCGTAATTAGTGTTTCCGGCGTCCATTGGTAAGCGGGATATTTATTGTTTTCCCAAAAAGCTTCAGGGCATTCTTTAAACAACTCTTTAAGAAGCTGAAATTCCCGTGCTTGCGCCGCATGCATGCGTTTGTGAACGGCGGAAATTACCTTTTGAGCCTGTTCAATAAGGGCAATCGTTGTTCCTACGGGAGCCTCTGAATTGCCTTCACCAACGTTAGTTTCCGATGTAGAAGCAAGGCGTTGGCCGCTTTGTTCAATTAATTGAATTAAGTTAAGAAATTGTCCGTCCACGCTGCGATATGGGAGCGGCATAACTGCGGATTGAATAGGACCGCCAGCAGTATCAATAGGCATACCGCCGCCGGGAGGCACACGAAACTCATTGGTATTTTGCCGCCCAGCCTGTTTTGCGTACAAAAATCCGGGGAAGTTAGCAAACATTCCGTTGTCAATGCATAACCGCCAGCCAGCGGTTAGCGCCATCGTCGTGTTACCCACAAGATGTAAAAGGCCCAAACCGTAGAAACCAAAGCCGGGTACGAAGATATAATCAACAAACACTTGCCGACGCAAATACTGTTCATCTCCATCTTTCCACCACCTGCGGATTTCTAAAATTTCAGATGACGTTTTATCAATGGTAACGCGGTAAGGAAGCTGGAGGCCTGTTGGCCCCTCATCGTCCTCATGCTCATAACCGGGAAGGTCTAATTCGCAATAGCACTCATAAATTTCACGGGGTTGGTTGTCCGTGGTAGACATGCTGCGGGGAATGACGCCCATCATTTGTTCTAATTTATCTTCCACAACGTTATTTTTTGGTGGTTGTGCGGAAGAAAGGGGTACGTTTCTATACATCCCAACCAATTGCAACCGTTTTAAGGTGCTTGGGGACATCTTGATGACGTGGGTAATGCGCTGCGCTGAAGCTACGTTGGTTTCCGCGTTGGACACAATAATTTCAGGTATACTGACAAATTCTGATACTGGGCGGCGGCGTATTGGGCAGTAATAAACTTTTTTAAAAGATGTGCCGCCAAAGCCCAAAGCAAAGAACATACGTTCAGTGTCCGGGTAATATTCGGACGCGGTAACCGTAAGATAGTGGTTAAAATCTTTTTCCAATGCTTCTGCTTGAGCATTAATGTTGGCGCTGTCTAATCCATCATTGCGGATTTTTACGGGTCCGCCAGATGGGAGCAATTCACCACGGGCATTGGCTTGGAACCGCACAATTGATTCAAGAAGCAACGGATGCCGGACTGTTGCTTGCCCCTCAACCGCCGTAGAACCATCCGAAGCATTACTGCGTGGCTGTTCTATTTTTGTTCCTAATAAATCTAAACCCATGACGTATTGCTGAAGCAATTCTTGACGGGATTCGTTATCTTGTTCAATTAAACGCACAAGTTCATTGGCAATTTGGCCCAAAGAACTATTGTCCAAATTCATCGCCAAGTTTTTATGAAAATCTTCATCTCCGTCATTTTCTTTTTGCTGGGGTCCACCAAAAGAAATAGTAACGGAACCATCCGGCAATTCAACTTTTACGTATGGAGATTTGGGATTAACTTCAACATCCGCATCGCCTTGAGCGGTCATATCCATATCAAATGCGTCAAATTCGTCCGGCGTATTTCCCAAGACAGGAACTTGGCGAATGTTCATTGGTGCTAAAGGCATGGGTTACACCGGGTACAATTGATGATTGCGATTTGATTTATATAACATACTTTCGGTCTTATCCGCTACTATTTCTACTGGTTTACGTGCAAAACCAATAACACGCAAGTGTGAGAGTGCTTGTGTCATGCTATCAACCAAATCATCGTGCTTTGCTTTAGGAAATGATTCCGCTTGTTCAATGACTTTTTCCGCCCATTCCATGTCGGGGGCGTAAATCATACCCTCCGCAAAAAGATGTTGAATTGCGTAAGTACGTGCAACTTTATCCCCTCTTCCGGGGTCTACAAGTTGAATTCCCCAGCTTTCCCGCGCAAAATGGGTACGGAGTTCCTGAGCAACAGATAGACCAGCCGCTTTAGATTCAATTAAAAGTTTATCAATTTTAAAATCATTGCATTCTTTTATGACTCTTTGCACCAATTGCGGAAACTCAAGGCGGTCTTGCCACGCATGAATTAACATAATCCGTTGATTTTCTTGACGGTCTGTCCATACGCCCCATGTTGTCATGGCGCTATAATCGTTTTCTTGTTTGGTAGTATAAGCGGTATCCAACGATGATATTACGTATTCAAACGGAGGAAATACGTTTTTACGCAATCCTTGCCCGTTAGAAACGGTTTCGTCCCATAGTACCCACCAATCGCGCTTTATAATACCGCCGCCTTTAGGTTTTGGGCGCTGTTGAAGCTGACCAGCAGCCGCGAATGGACCAAGGGCGCTTTCTAATGAGGAAACTTCGTCTTCACCAAAACGGTCACCAACCAGCAATTCACCTTCTTCACGGTCATCTATGTACCACGGAGTGATACACCTGCGTTCGGATTCAAATCGCATAGGAAGGCAAAGGTGAACCCAATTTCCCGTGTCTTTAGACAAAACATGGCCCGTAAGGTCAGATTCGTGCAACCGCTGCATAATAACAACGTAAGCGCCCGTTTTGGGATCGTTAAGACGGGTGGACATGGATTGATCCCACCATTCCAATGTTCCTTGGCGAACAAGGTCTGATTCTACTTCATTAGCGTTATGCGGATCGTCCACCACAATAATAGAGCCACCTTCACCCGTCAGAGCTCCGTCAACGGATGTTGCAAGACGATAGCCGCCCTTATCATTGTCAAATCGAACTTTGGTATTTTGGTCCGACACAATCTTATATTTATTGCCCCAATGGCGCTGATACCACGGGGATTCTAAAAGGCGGCGGGTTTTAATAGAGTCGCGGATAGAAAGGGATTGAGCGTAAGACGCATAAAGAAACTGAACATGTGGACCAGACAATGGTCCAATTGCGGATTGCGACCACACCCAAGCGGGAAAACAGACCGACACCATAGATGATTTGGATGTACGGGGCGGGACGTTAATGACCAAACGGCGTATTTCCCCACGCGCCACCGCCTGTAAATGTTCCGCAATAGCCTCAAGATGCCAACCGTATTTATACGGGTTTGGATCAATATATTTCCAAGCACCCGCGACAAAGTCCACCATTTTTTCTTCAAAATTAAGGCGTTCTAATTCCCGCGCAGCATCTTCCGGGTATTGTTCAATGGCTTCTTCTAATGTTTTGGCGTGTAGAAGCTGGCTACTCTGGGGTGATTTCATCAAAAACTTCGCCTTCTATGATGCGGGGTCCGCCAATTTTGTCACGGACCTTATCAATAAGGTACGCACGTTCTTCATAAGATAACTGTCCAAAGTCAAAAATAACTTGGGGGCGGGCAATGTCTGTTTGGTCTGGTTTGTCTTTCCATCCCATTTGAGACCGCGTAAGGTAAATGCCAGCGTTAATGGAGGAAGGTGTATCTTTCATCGCTTGCTGGTAAAGGTTTTCCACAACCAGCGCATTAGCTATTTGCCGCCCGTTTTTGATTTCGTTTCCGTATTCCCGTGTAAGCCATGCGCGGGATACCCCAACAATATCCGCAATATCGTCCAGCTTTGTGCCCCGTTTAGCCAGACCCATAATGGTTTTACGCATCATGGCGTCGTCCGTAACTTTGCGTTTACGGCCTTTTTTCTTTTGCTCTTGGGCTGGTTCCACGTCTTTTGCGACCGGAGCGGAACGGTTGGCGTTTTGTATAGCTTTCATTTTTCTACTCCTTTCTGTTTACTATATCGTAAAAGTTGATTAAAATGCAAGTCCTTGAGGTGCTCTCATAGAAAGGTGATCACATGCGTGAACAATATCCAAAAGAAAAATATCCAAGAATTGTTGAATTAAAAGGATTGCGTGAATTGCGTGAAGTGCGGGAATATGACCCGTGGTCCGTAGCAAACAAAGTTTCAACGCAACGTAATTGGTTTTGGCGGTTATTAAACTGGATCAGTGGCCGCGCAGACCTTGCAAAAACTGTTATTAGGCTTCGCGAACAAGTTATAAACATGGAAACCGTCCGCATGGCGGGGTTACGGGAAAGCGACCAAGCGGGGGCGCTGGGGTTACAACTATACGCCGAAAACGAAACCCTTAGAAAGCAAGTTGAAGATTTAACTAATTTGCTTGATAATCCAATAAAATATGAGGAAACAGTTGCCTTTTTTCGGGATCAGCGGGACACTGCGGTTAGGGAAAGCGAAATACTAAAATGGGCTTATGAACGTTTGCTCAAAACTCACAATCGCCTGTTGGATGATTGGGAAATATATACAACCAAATTTATAGACGGTGATCCCGATCTGGCGGATGTTTTCCGTAAAATCGATAAATTGAAAGAAGAACAATAATGGAAAAGATTTGCGTTAATTGTAAATGGGTTTATGCCCAAGATGCGGGGTTTAACTGCATGAATCCTATTAATGACCGCCTATATGACCATTTTAATGCATCTTCCGGGGATGTTGTCAGGGATATTAGACGGGCGGCGGTGACATTTGAAAAGAACACATGCGAAGAATTTGCTCCCAAAAAGAAAGTTTCGTCATCAAAGTGATGAGAATCTGATATAATGTAGCGTTGTCCCCCTTATAGGAGGTTTGCATGGGTTTGACCGCGACTAACGTTACACTTGAATGGACTTTGGGAGAAATCCCAGTTTTTACAATATCATCAGATTCTTTCAACATAGGGAACGATAACATGTCTTGGAACTACCGCGTTATTATGGAACCCGCCACTGAAGGTGAAATTTTCAGTGAAGATTCGTACACCATCCGTGAAGTATTTTACGATGACGATGGTGAAATTGAGTTCTGGTCGGATGAGGGTTGCACCCCATACGGCAACAGTTTTCAAGAAGTTGCGGACGACTTTGATCTTATGGCCGCCGCATTTGAACTTCCCGTCCTTAAAATTGAAAAGGATGAGGACGGTTTAGATAAACTGGTCGAAATTGAAGTTGAGTACGAATACCCAGATGAGAGCGATGATTCCGAAGAGGATGAAGAAGAGGAAGCGTAATCCTTTTCTTGGTCAAAATACGTGGTCGCCCCTAAACACGGGGCGGCCATTAATCATTTCACAGAGTTCCGGCGGAAACATTGTCCCGTCTTCATCATACGAAATAACCGCAAAACCTTGCTGTGACCGGGACGGGGTTCCTTCTGAATACTGAAACTGCGGGCCAGTAGGGTCCGCCATCATCCCAGTCTCCACGCCCCACCGTGAACCATTACGATCCCGCATAGCGGTTACCTGTAGCTGGTGCGTATGACCCGTAACTATACTGACCCCGCCATGTAGGGCGTTGTTCCACCCAGCATGGATGCCGCCCCTAAACCTGTGGCGGATTTCCGTTCCATTGACATCAAACGCAAAAGAAAAATCCCAATCCGTAAAATGCTCATGCAGGGATAGGATGTAGCCGTCCAATTCTGAGGCGTTGGCGGCAATGTAGTTGTCAATCCGAATGTCGTGGTTGCCCAAGGTCCATAATTTGTATTTGGCGTTGGGGAGGAGGCGGAGCCATTTCTTGGCGGTGTCTATTTCTTTTTCAATTTTGGGGGCTTTGGAACCCCGGACGGATGGGTGGCGGCTGATTCGCGCCCCGTCGATAATATCCCCGTTTAAAATTATCCCATCAACTTTAAGGGTTTTGGCTATTTTAACAAACGCTTTGTAAATTAAAGTAGGTTCCCCGTCCCACACGTGCAGATCGGACCCTATAATCCATTTTGTCCCCGGCGCTTCAATAGTTTTCATCCGGGGGTAGGTCCAAGCGGATGTTGGTCTTTCTATTTTGACATCGTCCAGCCCGTTAGGAAACCTTTCAAACGCCATCTTCATTCTGTGGTTGAATGTATTGGGGGATATGTTCCCCGCCTTAGCCGCTATGCTTGGTCTGCGGTTGTTTGCTTCTAATAATTTTAAAGTTTCAATTAAAACTTCAACGGACAGTTTAGGTGTCGGCATTTGATTTTCCCCATTGATTAACGTATAATGCCTTGAAACTATGTAACTTTTATTACCACTAATTGGGGGAAAAGCAATGTCTAATGCGTTGCATTATATTACGGAAGTAGAAGCCGCTAAAAAAATATGCCCCATGTCGGTAGGTGCGGGCATGAACAACCGCGTCCTTATTTATGATGGGCTGGAGATGGGCCGTGCATGCATTGGTTCAAAGTGCATGGCGTGGCGGTGGGATTACCAGTGGGATGAGAAGGCGGACAAAAGCGTATACAGCGATACGCTGGGTTACTGCGGCATGGTTTGCGGTTAGTTGACAATTTTTTATTGCCGCCATATATAGTACGCAAGCTTAAATATCGTACTGTATCTGGATGTAAGGTCAGACGTTAATATACGTATATAGTTTACGGGGCGGCGTGTTTTTGCTGTTTCCACGTCTTGGGTAGAACGAAGCAGAACAGCGTCAAGTCTACCACCCGTAAAGCATAGCCGCTAATGGAGAACAATGGACTGCGGTCGCGTCGCGGTCGGCGGGTCTCAAGAAACCGTCAGGGGAAACCTTGGCGGTTTCTCCGTTTTAAGGGCCGCAAACATTGCCCTACAAAAATAATCCCGTAGGGCAAAGTAACATTGAGTATCTTGGATACCTTGCTCACCTTGAGTACCTTGAGCATCTTGCTCATCTTGATGATGTTAAAAAATATATATCAATAAGATATTCAAGGTAATCAAGGTGAGCAAGGTGAGCAAGGTGATCAACATTTTAAGGTAACTACAATTGCACATCATTATACCAAAAGGGCGGTTCGGTATAATGGCCGCCAGTAGGATTGTACTTTGGTATACGCAAACCCGCATAAAACTTCCGCATACGCAATTGGGTATGGGGGGTCCCAAAAAAGG